AATGCATTCAAGACTCTTGGTGCATACAAGTACTCGTTCCTAACTCAGATCAGCCGCGAAATGGTTGAAGATAGCGGAGTGGACATCACGTCATTCCTCGCAACCCAGACCGGTAATGCAATTGGCTACGCAGTCAATAACGCATTAACAGTTGGAACTGCTACAACTCAGCCAACAGGTATCGTTACTGCTGCTGGTTCAGGTATCACTGGTTCAACCGCAGTATCTGGTGCATTCACCGCAGACAACCTAATTGACTTGGTTTACAGCGTTGATACAGCAGGTCGTACTCTTGCAGGAACTGGTTTCCAGATGAATGCAAAGTCAATTGCAGCAGTTCGTAAGTTGAAGGACACCGCAGGTAACTACATCTTCTCGCCAGCACTATCCGGTGACAAGCGTGACCTAGTTCTTGGTTACGAAGTTTACGAAAATCCGGGCATGGCAGATCCAGCAACTTCCGCTAAGTCGGTTTTGTTTGGTCATCTTCCAAGCTACTTCGTACGCACAGTTGGTGGATTACGTCTTGATCGGTCTGATGATTACGCATTCCAGAATGACTTGATTACGTTCCGCGCAACAATGCGCGTAGACGGCAACCTGATTCAGACTTCTCATGTGAAGTACTTCGCAGGTGGCGCAAGCTAGTCACACCCCAAAACGTAGAACCCCACCGGGAGCGCAGGCCTTGGTGGGGTTCTGCTTTTATTTGGGCAGGTTTTAAGATAAGTTTCTAACATCTACAAACAAAGGATTACCTGTGCAAGATTCTTTATGTATCGGTTGGGTTTCTAACGCTGGCTGGGCAACTACGGGATACGGGCAACAAACGGCTCAGGCAACTAGCCGTATCAAAGCAATGGGCAACAACGTAGCCATTTTTAACAACTACGGGCTAGAAGGTGCAAACACCGAATGGAACGGCATACCGATCTATCAGCGTGGCGCAGACTTGTATTCAAATGATGTTGTGCCTGCGCATATGTTCAATTGGACTGAACGTAACCCAAAACAGAATCACATTTTAATTACCTTGTATGACACTTGGGTATTCAAAGGCCCTAGATGGGCAGACTGGAACGTTGCTAGTTGGGTTCCAATTGATCACTTGCCAGCACCACCCTTAGTTGCAAACTGGTGCAGGCAACCTTTCGTTACACCGTTAGCCATGAGCCAGTACGGGCAGGCGATGTTAGAAAACGTTGGCATTGAATCTATCTACATACCGCACGCAATTGAATCTGTATTCAAGCCAATGAAACGCCATAAAGGAATTACTGGCAGGGATTACATTGGCGTAGCTGAAGATAAGTTTGTTGTTGGAATGAACGCGGCTAATAAAGGCGTAAGCCCTAACAGGAAAGCATTCGGCGAAAACATTCTTGCGTTCTCAATGTTTGCACAGATGCACGATGATGTAGTTCTTTACTTACACACAGACTCAAGCGGTTCGTTAGGTGGCATTAAGTTACAGGAACTAATTACGTCTTGTGGCATCAAGGAACATCAGTACGCATTCGTTGATTCATACGTTCTTAGAAACGGAATCAGCCAAGAAGCATTAGCAACAATTTATACAGCTATGGATGTATTGCTTGCAACTTCTTACGGTGAAGGCTTTGGCATTCCAACTATCGAAGCCCAAGCCTGTGGCACGCCAGTAATCGTTTCTGACTTTGCAGCTTCAACTGAGTTAATGGGTGACGGTTGGTTAGTAGACGGTCAGCCTTTATGGGATGCACCTCAAGCTAGTTGGTTCAACACTCCTAGCGTGCCGGGAATCGTAGATGCCCTAGAACAGGCGTATCAACGTGGTCAAGGTCGCTCAAAGAAGGCGCAGGACTTTGCTAAGGCGTATAACGCCGACACCGTCTTTGAGAAATACTGGAAACCTGCTTTACGGGTTTTGGGGGCAAAAGGCACAGAACGCCCTACGCCATGAAAATAGGCTGGTACACACATCACACCCAAAACACTACGAACGTGGCTCACGCTTCGTCTGAGAGCCTGTCAGGGCTATTCACGGGGCAGTTTGCAGGTGGGGCAGAAATGTCAGACTACGAATACCAGCTACAAGCACCTTTGGGTTTTGACATAGAGATTGTCACCCCATACACATTCGATACACATGACATACACCAATTCGATTCCGTAGTGGTAACTGGTACAGATGCGTTCTCTGACCAGCAACTAACTCAACTAAGTGAGCATGACCCATTCGTATTTGTTCATCACTTACAAACACCACGCGCAAGCCTTGATGCCTTGATTTCTGGCAGTCGGTTATTCGTAACCCATACCCCGGCACACATGGCTAGGGAATTGGCATGGTCTAAGCCACGCAAGACGGCGCAGGTTCTCAGCTACTTCAATACCAACAATTGTTATGACCACATGGACAAGCAACCGTTTGCATTATGGGCAGCGCGTGAACATCCACTCAAAGGGAAACTGAACGCAGAACTATGGGCAGCACAAGCAGGTTATGAGTTCAAGGCACTTAGTAACGTACCGCGTGATCAAGTCTTAGATGCAATGGCAAGGTCGCAGTGGTTTGTGCATTTACCGTTAGCGTTTGAATCGGAATGTCGTGCAGTTATGGAAGCCGTTCTTTCAGGTTGCAGGATTCATACGAACGAAAATGTGGGAATTACTAGCATTGAGGATTGGCAAGATGCTGATTACCTACGGCACATGATTGATAAGGCTGGTGAAACCTTTTGGCGGCTAGTACAACAGTAGGCGTAGTTAGTATCTGTCATGGTTACCCACAAGACATACCGGGTTTCATTGAGTCCGTTAGATCGCTAAACCGTAAGCCAGACAAAGTAGTTTTAGTTTTGTTCCATGAGATAGATAAAACCAATTTAGATTTAGACGGCATTACCGTTATTCACTGGTTTGATGACTTTGCCTTTAGCGACATGATGAACCTAGCCTTTGAGAATTGCCAGACTGATTGGGTTTCATGGGTTGGCATTGACGATAGATACAGACCACACGCATTAGACAAGATAGATACTTGCACAGCTGATGTACTGGCTTTGGGTTTCCAATACGACACAGGGCAAATCTGGACACCTGCAAACGTGACTAATCAACAGGTTCTAGGTCTGCACGCCAACATGATCACTTGCGGTTCACCAGTTCGCAGATGGCTTTGGGAACATAATCAGTTTGACCAAAGCATTGCCCCTTTTGATGACTGGTGCTTTTGGGTTGGAACGGCGGTATCAGGTGCAACCTACGCCTGTACTTTAGACCTTGATGTTGAGTACGCCTATGCCGGTCACACAGTTCCCAGTGATTCACTAGCAAGATCAACAGTAAGTCAGTATTTGCAAGATCAACTTCTTTTTAGGCAAAAAACTCAATAGAATCAAGCGTTTTGACCCTTGACTTTTGTTATACAAACTGAAATAATAGTTATGTAGGACAGAGAGGGGTGAGAAAAATGATTGGTCAAATTCCTGTTGAGTCAAAATGGGAAGTTAGCCCTGAAATGGTTGAGAAAGCTTACGCAGTCGCTAACAAAATAGCGCAAGAAATGGCTAAAAAACAAAAGCAAATTGCACAAGAAATCTTGTCAGCATTGGCTGTTAAATCAGCTTGACATTTGTTATACAAACTGTCACAATAGTTATATAAGGAAAGGAGTGGTTATGAAATTGATTGTTTGCGCTAGTTGCGCTTTTTACATGGAACCAATTGAAGAGTTTCCCGGTGGCATTTGTGTTGAATGTTACTCAGTGAAATGGGAAGCATCACAAGAAAACTTTCAAGAAATGGTTGGCATTTTTGCCGGTCAAGGAATTTTTAAGTAAATAGAAAAGAGGACAAAGTGAGTTACGAAAACACCATGTATGCAGATACTTTCGTGGGTTCAAGAGTTGGTGAACTTTACGATGCAGCAGAAATTTCAAGAGCAGTGAAGAAAGAACTTAACGCATTGCAAAAGGCTGGGGAATTCCCTGCTGAAATTAAGTTTTCAGTAAAGAGCGACAAATACTCAGGTGGTCAAGCCGTTCGAGTACGAATTTCAGGTTGGAGTAAAGAACAAATCTGGAAAGAAGAATGGCAAGAAGCCTATGGTTGGGCAAGATTAGTTATGTTGCCAGAAGCAAAGGCAATTGAAGAAAAAGTTGAGGACATAAGAAATCAGTACAACCGTGAAGCAATCAACTCTCAGATAGATTATTTCAACGTGACCTACTACGGTCAGGCTGAATGGGACTGGCGTTCACAGAACTAAAAAATCTAATAGACAAAACCCCCAGAGAAATTTGGGGGTTTTACTCTGCCGTAGAATAGTAAAGACTTTAGGAGTTTCTTTGGCTATCACAAACGGCTATGCCACACTTGCGCAAGTAAAAGCAGCTTTACGCATTTCTGACAACGTAGACGATACATTACTTGAAATGGCTGTTGAATCTGCATCACGCGCTATTGACGGACACGCTGGGCGTTACTTCTATTCATCTGGTACTGCTACCCGTTACTACGCAGCAGAAGATTCTTTTATTACTCAGATAGATGACGTTTCTAGTACAGCCATAACTTTGCAAACTTCAGCTGCTGGTGATGGTGTATTTGATACCACTTGGTCAGTTATTGATTATCAGTTAGAACCACTTAACGGAAACGTAGATGGTCTTGCTGTTCCTTACACACGGATACGGGCTGTTGAAAACTATCTATTTCCAGTAGAAGTAGAACAAGCATTGGTAAAACTAACCGCCGTATTTGGATGGCCTTCTGTGCCAACCCCAATCACTCAAGCCTGCATCATTCAGGCAAGCAGAATTTTTAAGCGACTCGACAGTCCTCTGGGCGTTTTGTCTTTTGGAGATATGGGAAGTATCCGGGTAAGTCGTTACCTTGACCCAGACGTTGAGCAACTGGTTGCGCCGTATCGCAAACTTAGAGGTTTTGCATAATGGCTTCCATCTCTGAACTACGAACAGGGATCAAAAATAACCTTGCAACTATTAGTGGTCTTAGAACTTCAGACTTTCAACCTGACAGCATCAGTCCACCTATCGCAATAGTCTTTCCAGTCACGGTGAATTATGATGAAACCTTTCATAGGGGAATGCAGACTTATACGTTTGCAGTTCAAGTAATTGTTGGTCGTGTATCTGAGCGAACAGGTCAAAATACCTTAGATGCTTACTGCGCAAGCACAGGAACGAACAGTATTAAACTAGCGATAGAATCAGATAAGACCCTCAACGGCACAGCGTTCGATCTCAGAGTTACCGATATGCGTAACTATGGGGAACTAACTGTTGGTGAGGTAAACTATTTATCGGCAGAGTTCGTAGTTCTCTGCTACGCAGACTAGGAGCAAACCAGCATGGCGAAATTCGCAGCTACCGATTACAAAATCACAATCAATGGTACAAACCTTTCCACAAACTTAAACAGCGTTGAACTCGCTTTGGAATCCGATGACTTGGAAACTACTGCCTTCGGCACAACTTTCCGGGAGCGTATCGGCGGACTTAAATCAGGTTCTGTAACGCTTCAGTTCATGCAGGACTTCGCAGCATCTTCAGTTGATGCCACGCTGTTTCCGCTTTACAACACACTTGCAACAGTTGTTATCGTTCCAACATCTTCAACTGTTTCAGCAACCAACCCTTCTTACACCGCCGTTTGCTTAGTGAACTCATACTCACCATTTGCTTCAAGCGTTGGTGACATAGCAACATTCTCGATCACTCTTCCGACAAGTGGCACAGTGGTCAGGGCAACGAGCTAACATGAAGATCAACCTGCGCGTTACTTTTAATGACGAAACAGTAGAAGAAGTATCTGCTACGGCGCGTGACCTTGTTGCATTTGAGGACAAGTTTACAAAATCGGTTGCTTCACTTGAAACCGATTTTCGCATTACTGATCTATTGTGGCTTGCATGGCATTGGCT